CAGACCAAGACGGCTTTTTAGCACATGAGGCGCAGTCTGTTGTGCCTATTGCTGTGTCTGGCACACAAGATGAAGTTGATAGCGACGGCAATCCCCTATACATGCAAATGGACTATAGCAAGCTGGTACCTCTGTTGACTGCGGCCCTGAAGGAAAGCATTGCCAAGATTGAAGCCCTTGAGGCTCGTGTCACAACGCTGGAGGGTAACTAATGCCGCTCAGTAAAATTAACAGGCCCGGTCTTAACACGGGCGTTACCGACAATTCTGACGCTACTGCGGTCACCATAGACAGTAGTGAGCGGGTCGGCATTGGCGCGTCTCCCAGCGCCAAGTTGCAAGTCGATAATGGAAGCACTCATGCTGATGTCATAGTTAAGGGCGGTGATGCGACCACGAATTACAGTGGTGGTAGTCTGCTTCTTGCCAATCCCGGCATGGCTACGAACTACGGGGGGACATACCTGTACCATCACAAGGCTGGTGGTTCTGGTAACACAAACGCCGCTTTTAACATCTCTCAGAGAAATGCGTCCGGAGGCTACGTCAGCAATATCTGGAACGTGGACTACCAGAACAACGTCCAGTCGTTTTATCTCCCAAATGGACAACAGTCCGGCGCGTCGGTTCTTAATATAAATAGTAACGGCAGCGTAACGATGGGTAAGCAGCCGTACGTCGTTCTTCAAGGTAACAACAGCAACAACATTACTTGGAACAATAACGACAGGATTGGCGCAACTGACGATGGCACTTCGGCTTGGAGTGTGCCTAGCTTCGTCAACATGAACTACAACAGCAACACCGGCGCATTAACTGTACCGACTGGTGGCGTTTATGCGGTTTATCTCCAAGCCTATTATAATGGCGGCGGACCAAACAATGTTCGCATTGCAATCCGCAAGAATGCCAGTCAAGTGGCTATGAGCCACCGTCAATCAATACTGTACGGAACATTGCATGTGAACGTGTTGATTAACATGGCCGCAAACGATTACTTCGACTTTCAACACGTTAGTGGCGGCGATAGGACTTTTTATGAAGGCATCGCTCATACCTACGCCTACGTCGTAAAGCTGACTTAATCGGAGAAGCAAATGGCTTATATCGGCGTAGATCCAAACGTAGGTGACATCACCTTCCAGACCTTTACCGGCGACGGTAGCACGACAGCATTTACGCTGGCGCAGAACGTCGTGTCGGGCGAGGCTATCCTCGTCATCATCGGCAACATCGTTCAGGAACCGGGTCTGTCGAAGGCGTACACCGCGCAGGGCAACACGCTAACCTTCTCGGCGGCGCCGGCCAACGGCGATATCATTCAGGTCCGTTTCTTTGGCCGCGCTGTAGACCAGCCGACCAGCTTTGCTATGCAGTTGTTCAAGTACACGGCAACGACGAGTCAGACAGCATTTACGGGAGCAGATGCAAATGGTGCGATACTGGCTTTTAGTGGCAACGATGTTGATGTTTACCTTAACGGGGTGCACCTGGACAGTTCAGACTTCACGGCCAGCAACGGAGATACAATCACACTCGGCACCGGGGCTGCGGCTAGTGACGAGTTGGTAATCCGCGCCTTTCGTGCGTTCTCGGTTACTGATACAGTGTCGAAGGCGTCCGGCGGCACGTTTGCTGCGGAGATTACCGCAACGTCCTTCCAGACCACGAACACCACGGTGGACACGGCGGCGTTCCGCACCAACGACCAGACGGTCAGCGAGAACACCACCATTGCCGCCACAAAGAATGCCCTTGGCATTGGACCACTTACGATTGCTGATGGCGTAACAATAACGGTTGCCAGTGGTGGCAGTCTGACAATCCTGTGAGGCGCGTATGGCTTCGATAATAAATGTAGACAAGGTAAGGGCGACGGGCAGCACGACGGATGGGCTGACTGTCGACTCTTCAGGTCGCGTTTTTACACCAGCCCGGCCCGGTTTCCGCGCTGGCTCTACAGCGCAAAGCAGCATCACAGGTATTATCATTTATAATGAGGTGAATGAACCAACTAAAGGCCAGTACAACACCGGGATGTACAGTACAACAACCGGAAAGGCGACCATACCTGTTGCCGGTTTATATTTTTATTCGGCTCAGTTTTACGCTGAAGGCACTAACTCGGCTGATGTGGTTTTGAAACTACAAATTGGTGGTTCAGGAACTGCCCACGACATTGACGCGCACTACGAGCAGGGTAGCCAAAACACCTATCCAACTGGACATATGACAGGCGCTCTTAAACTGGCCGCGGGTGATGTTGTGTATGTAAATGTTAACAGCGGTCAGGCACACCTGAACAGCAACAAATCACACTTTGACATGTATTTGATTGGTTAAGCCATGAGTACACTATTCGTAGACACTATCAACGAGAAGACCAGCGGCAACGGCATCCAGATTCCGGGGCATGTGGTGCAGGTGAAGCAAGCCGTAAAAACAGACACTTTTTCGACTACATCTGGTACGTTTGTTTCGGTTCCGAATTTATCAGTCTCCATCACACCAGCTAGTTCTTCAAGTAAGTTTCTTATTATTGGGTGCATCTCTTTGTCTTCGACAAATTATGCTTGGCACTGTGGTTTGTTCCAAGATGGGACTGAAATCGGACTAGCAGATGCCGCATCATCTCGCCCTCGCTCTTTGTTTGGTGGTATGGCTGACTTTGGGACTCAAAACACACACGGACTCATTACAGACGTGACACGAGAGTTGTTAGTTTCGCCAAACACAACTAACGCAATAACTTTCGACATTCGTGCGGCGAGGAGGTTTGACAATGAAAATACCCCTACAACCCATATCAATAGGTCAGTGCCAGACAGGAATACTGGCACCTATGACCAAAGATGTATTTCAACGCTCACAGTAATGGAGATAGCGGGATGAGCAGCATACTGAAGGTCTCCGAAATCCAAGACCCGACTAACGGGAACAGTGCGCTGACGATTGACTCGTCTGGGCGTGTGTTGACTCCGCAGAGAGTGCATTTTTTTGCGGGTTCTAGCAATGGAGACACAACTGTAACCGCCGGGAGCTTGCTGCCTTTTAACGCAACTTATCAAAACGTAGGCAACGCATTCTCAACGTCAACTTATCTATTCACTGCGCCGGTAACGGGAGTGTACCTGTTTGTCCATAATACATTCGTCGCTGGGGGTTCCAGCAATATATCCCGCACAACTTGGCAACGTAACGGGAGCCAGTTTAATGTAGGTGGTGACATTGATGAGGCTAGGACACCTGCCAACTCTTCTTCTAGTTTTCAATGTGTTATTGGGTTAGATGCCAACGACACATTCGGCGTTAGGTTAAGGTCAAGTGTAGGTGATGTTTTGTTTTACATGGGCCACTGTAATTTCAGTGGATGTTTATTGGGTTAAGACATGGCAACAGTAGCAGACGCAATCGTAGCCCTCATCCCTGACGAACAGTGGGTGCTTCGTGGTGAGCCGACCACAGAGGCAGAGTTCAACGCCATGTTCCGCCGAATTATCGGCGAGGACGAGAACGGCAGTGCAGTCGAGTCCGATAACCCTGACAACTGGGGTGTATCGTGGACCACGGTCTCTTCGAAGCTGGCAGAGCTTGATGCTGCCGAGCCGCTGAAGCTGCTTCGTGCCGAGCGGAACCGCCGCCTTGCAGAAACAGATTGGTGGGCCTCTTCGGATCTGACCATGTCACAGGCACGGCGGGACTACCGTCAGGCGCTGCGCGACATTACCAACACCTATCAGTCCCTCGACACTGTCGTGTGGCCTGTGAAGCCGGAGTAACAGATGAGTAGAGCGCGTGAATTTGCTGACCTCGCCGGTTCGGCTGATGCTGGTGGCATTACCGGCAAAAATATGGTGACCAACGGTTCGATGACTGTGGCGCAGCGTGGGACGAGTAGTACCGGTCAAACAAGTGGTGGCTATAAAACTTGCGACCGTTGGAGAGTTTCAATTACAACGCAAGGCACTTGGACAATTTCACAAAGTTCGACTACACCGAACAGTGATTTTTCTTCGTCCCTTAAATTTGATTGCACGACAGCAGATGCTTCTCCTGCTGCCTCAGACCAAGTAGCGGTAGAAACTAGGCTAGAGGCGCAAGACGTTGCTCATTTGGGGTACGGTAATTCAGACGCAAAAGCGATTACCGTTTCTTTTTGGGTTCGGTCTAACAAGACTGGCACTTATACATTTGAAGTATTTGCCCAAGACCCGAACCGTCTCAACTCCACAACATATACCATTGACTCCGCTAACACTTGGGAAAAAAAAGAAATTACAATACCGGCAGATACAAGTGGCAGTGGGATTAACAGTGACAGCGGTATTGGGATAATAGTAAAATGGTGGCTGGGGGCTGGTTCCACTTTTACTGGTGGCACTTTTACTAACAATGTTTGGGAAGCAAATGTAAACGCTAATCGTGTCCACTCTTCACAAGTAAACCTTGCCGACAGCACCAGCAACGAATGGTACATCACCGGAGTCCAGCTTGAGGTCGGCGAACAGTCCACGCCGTTTGAGCATCGGTCGTTTGGCGATGAGTTGGCTAGGTGTCGCAGATATTTTGAAAAATCCTATGACGTAGGAACGACACCGGGAACATCAGACAATAAAGGGACAGAAAATTGGACCGTAAATTCTGAGGGAAACGCAAACGCAATCATTCGCCCATCATTTAATGTTGAGAAACGTGCTGCGCCTACAATGGTGGCATACCAAGCAACAGGCACTAGCGGCAGTTGGAACTATGAACGTAGTGGTGTAGCTGGCACTGGGACGACTACCTTTGACAGAAAAGGTACAAATGGATGCAGAGCATACGTTCCTATTGGTGCCAACTTTGCAAGTGCTTACATTTTTGGTCACTGGACTGCGGATGCGGAGTTATAGATGAACATTACAAGCGCACAATATTACAACGACATTGACGGTACACAGGCAGGAATACGCATTATTGTGGACGGCATAACGATGTCCGTACCCCTCGCCCCCGGCAACCGTCATTACGACGAAATCCAGCGACAGCAGTCGGAGGGACTGCTGACCATTCAGGACGCTGACTGATGTTCGGCGTTCACGGCATCTCGGAAAGGGCAATAGCTGATCAGGGAATCGTCCTGTTCGGCACCGAGACGCTTGACGCCAACTTCACGCAGACTGGTGCAGCCATCGCGGTCCTGAAGGGGTCGATGGATGTCGAAGGTACATCGTCCAAGGCAAGCATCGGCGTAGGTATTTTAGCCGGTATCGCCGACATCAGCGGCGACTTCACGCAGACCTCGACGCCCACATACATTCGCCAGACGCCCGTTGTTATCGACGCGCAGTTTGATCAGGACTCTGACGGCAACCTTGTGGCGTCTGGTGTGTCCGAGCAGTCTGGCAACTTCACGCAGACCACAACACAGAACTTTATTGCGTCCGGCGTCTCCGAGCAGTCTGGCAACTTCACGCAAACCAGCGACGGCAACTTAATTGCCAAGGGTCTGTCCACGCAGATCGGCGACACTATACAGACCACGCTGGCAAATCGTGTACGCACGACGGCCATGTCTTTGGACAGCACGTTCCTGCAAACGTCGGCGGCTATCGGCATCTTCTCTGGCGACTACGATGTCATCTTTGCCTTCGACCAGACGACAGATGGCCGGCTGCTGTGGGAGCAGATCAACGCTGGAGCTACTAACGAGAACTGGACGGAGGTCACGCACACAGGGGACTCGTGGACAGAAATCTCTGCAAGTGGTACAACAGAGACATGGACAGAGATGGTGAAATAAATGGCATCCACCTATACAGCTAACCTTGGTATCGAAAAACCCGGATCCGGTGAACAGTCAGGCACCTGGGGTACGACGACCAACACGAACTTTGACATCATTGATCGTGCGATCAACGGTGTCCTTGACCTGTCTCTGACAGGCACGACAACCACGCTGACCACTTCTGATGGGTCGTTGTCTGACGGCGGCTATAAGGTATTAGTTCTGGGCGGTTCCCCTTCGGGAACTAATACGATTACGATTAGCCCCAACGATCAGGATAAGGTCTATCTGGTCAAGAACTCGTCCGGACAGTCGGCGATCTTTACGCAGGGTTCTGGAGGCAACGCTACTGTCATTAACGGCGAGACTGCGTGGATTTTTGCGGATGGCGCAGGCTCCGGCGCGCAGGTTCAAAAGGCCAGCTTCATTGCTGAGATTGCGGACGACACTTCCCCGCAGCTTGGTGGTGTACTTGCTACCAACGGCAACAACATTGAGTTTCCAGATAGCTCCGGTGCAGAGGTTAACAGACTGAAGTTTGGTGCCGGTGATGATGTTTCTGTGTATTGGGATGGCACAGACGGTCACATCACCACGTTAGGCACGTTGAACATTGACGGTGCTGATGGTCACGAAATGGCAAAGTTTGTCGATGGCGGTGCTGTCGAACTTTATCACAATGACAGCAAAAAGATTGAGACCACATCAGTGGGTGTTGATGTTACCGGCACGGTACAAGGTGATACGTTCACGCTAGACAATAGCTCTAACGACTGGGTGTTCTCTGTCTCGTCGAACAAACTTGTCGTTTCATATGCAGGCACCGCCAAGATGGAGTTAGATACCAGCGGCAACCTCAAGGTCACAGGCGACGTGACAGCCTTCGGTAGCATATAGGAGGTATAAATGGGTGTTGATGGTGGCGCAGGAAACGCGATCTCGCTTTCTGAAGTTCAGACCTTCTACGGCGGATCGAATCCTATATCCATGTCGGAATATTATCGCGGTGGATCAGAGGTTCCCAACACTCGAACAGACACCACCACAAATACAGGAGTAACCGGACTTGTCGCACAAGGTTTCTCAAGTGGTTCCACGGGCGGGTCCGGGTTTACTGGCAATCAAACCAGCCTGACGATTGATGGCGCAAATAACACAAACGTATCCGCAAGTCCCGGCACTGGAACAATCACGTTCAGTGCATCCACCACTGTCTCAGTCACGAAAGACGGCGGCTCAATACCCCTTGTAGGTCACTTCGACAGTTACAATGGTGTTTATTACGAAAACACGTCAGCACACCTAAGGTTGGGAGGTTACGATTTCCTTGACGCGGCTAATACCATTGTCCTTACGACCCAGCCCAGCCCACCGCCTTTTGGCATTTACGTCACACTTCGCACATTGTCGGCATCCGAGGCTTCAGGAACGGTGGGCATATCCGTGATTTTTGTTCACAATAGTTCTGACAAAGAGGGGAATTTTAGTAATGCAATGAGAATACGCCGTGGTGGCAGTGTTCTTCACTCATTGAGTTTAAGCTATGACAACGGGGTGGGTAGTGCTTCTAACTACAACATATCAAACTTAGCCGCTGGTGATATCGTGGAGGTTTACAAATCGGCTAGTGGAGTGACGAGAGGAACCTTTCACCCGCGCGAAAGCATAGGCGGAAATGTAAGCAACACCTTTGCCGCTGGCACCCACGCTGTGTCTTTTCACGGTCTAGGTGGCAACAACAACACCTCTGGACTTGACGCCACCTTGAATTTTTCCACTAGCGGAACAGTTCAATACAATAGTTTTGGTGGTGGGTTTACGAGTATAAGCACTAGTAATACTGGTACCTCGGTTAACACTAATACGAATGTGCCTACCTCTGGCACTATTAACATGAATGTCTTCAATGCTCCCGGCACAGCGAGTGCGTAATGCCACTGACAAAACTACAATTCCGTCCCGGCATAAACCAAGAGGTTACCTCGTACTCTAACGAAGGTGGCTGGCGTGACTGTGACAAGATACGGTTTCGGTTTGGATACCCTGAAAAGCTAGGCGGCTGGGAAAAGTACAGCAGCAACACCTATCTTGGCTCGGCTCGTGCGCTGCATAACTGGATTGCGCTCGACGGCTCGAACTACCTCGGTGTGGGGACACATCTAAAATACTACATCGAAGAAGGTCAGGGGTTGAGCGACATCACCCCTATCCGGGTCACGACCAGCGCGGGGGATGTGACGTTTGCAGCCACCAATGGCAGCGCCACAATCACCGTCAGCGACACCGCGCATGGTGCGTTTGAAAACGACTTCGTCACCTTCTCCGGCGCAGTTTCTCTTGGCGGCGTCATCACTGCTGACGTTCTAAACAAAGAGTATCAGGTTGTCCGGATTGTTGATGCAGACAGCTACGAGATTACCAGCGCAGTTGCAGCTAACTCTTCGGATAGCGGCAACGGCGGCTCCAGCACCGTGGGTACATATCAGATTAATGTCGGCCTTGACGACGCTGTCGGCGGCACCGGTTGGGGTGCTGGCACATATGGCCGTGACGGCTGGGGTGATGCCGCGTCCAGTGGTCTGACCACCACCAACCAGATTCGTCTGTGGTCCCACGACAACTTCGGTGAAGACCTGATCATCAATGCCAGAGACGACAACATCTATTACTGGGACAAGACCAACAATCTGTCCACTGCCGCAGTGGAGCTATCCACGCGCACTGGCACAAAGACAAGCGTCCCGCAGGTCGCCAAGCAGGTTCTGGTATCTGATCAGGACCGCCACGTTATCGCGTTTGGTTGCGATGGTTTGAACGCCAGTTCTTCCGCTAATCAGGGCGATGGTGTGCAAGACCCGCTTTTAATCCGTTTCTCTGATCAAGAGAATCCGCTCATCTGGTATCCCGCAGCGACGAACACCGCTGGCGACCTGACGCTGGGCGCGGGTTCAACCTTTGTTCAGGCTGTTGAAACAAAGCGTGAAATTCTGGTGTGGACCGACACGGCGCTGAACTCTATGCGCTTCATTGGTCCGCCGTTCACCTTCGGCTTGCAGCAGCTTGCCTCGAACATCACGATCATGAGTCCTAATGCTGCCGTCGCAACCGAGGACGTTGTGTTCTGGATGGGCATCGACAATTTCTATGTGTATGCTGGTCAGACGCAGCAGCTTCCTTGCACGGTAAAGGACAAGGTCTTCCTCGACTTTAACTTTGAGCAGGCTGACAAGGTTGTGTCCGGCATCAACTCTGAGTTTTCCGAGATCTTCTGGTTCTATCCGTCGGCCAGCAGCACAGACAACGACAGGTACGTTATATATAATTATGGCGAAAAAGTGTGGTACTTTGGAGCACTTAACAGAACCGCATGGATCGACCGTGGTGTTCGTACATATCCCATCGCTGCTGGGTCCGCGTATCTCTACAACCACGAGTTTGGCTACGACGATGACGGCTCCGCGATGAACTCGTTCATCGAGTCCGCAGCTATTGACATTGGCGATGGCGACAAGTTCACCTACATTAGGCGCGTGATTCCGGATCTGACGTTCAACGGTTCGACGAATCTCAGCAGCCCGCAGGCCACGTTTACGGTCAAAGCTAGAAACTTTCCGGGCGCAAGTTTCGACAACACAGCATCCGGTGACGCGATCCGCACGGCAAGCTCTCCGGTTGAGACATTTACAAACCAGTTGCACCTTCGTGCGCGTGGTCGTTCCTTCGCATTGCGCGTCGAGTCCGAGGCGCTGGGTGCGAAGTGGAAGCTGGGCAGTCCGCGCATTGATCTGCGGCCAGACGGGAGGCGCTAGTGTCATCGAATCAGATAGCACCGCCAAGGCTACCCGAACCGCCGGTCGAGTACACGCAGCAGTATATGGCTGACCTGACTCGTGCGTTGGAACTGTTTATCTCGCAGGAGCGCAACCCCGGAGAGTTGCGTGGTACGAAGATTACGCTGACGGACCTGCCGACCAGCGCGACTGGACTAGAAACTGGTGCTCTGTATAATGATAGTGGCACTGTAAAAGTGGTGACCTGATGGGATTGTTTAGCAACATTACAAAAAGCATCAGCAAGATTGCACCGATTGCCATTCCGGCAATGATCGGTTTTGGTTTTGGTGGTGGCTCGATGGGCGGCATCGGCAGTTTTTTCAGTGGGCTATCCGGCGCACAAAAACTTGGCATGGGTGTCGGCGCACTGGCGTTGGCCGGGGGTTTGGGCCAGCGTCAGGAGTACAGTTTCGAAGAACGTCCCGAGCCTGTGGGCAAGGACTTTGCCATGACAAGTCGGCTGCGCGATGGCACTATCGTGCAGTTGAACGACCCTGATCAGCTAAAGAAATACAGGCAAGAAATACAAACACGACCCAACCCGAACGATTATGTTGTGCCTGTTTCGGATATAAACCTTACAGGTGAGAAAGTTGGTATCGCTACCATGATGCACGGTGGGGAAGTCAACGGACCAGGGACCGGCACTTCTGATTCCGTGCCCGCCCGTCTGTCCGACGGTGAGTTTGTAATGACAGCAGCGGCTGTCCGTGGAGCCGGTGGCGGAGATAGGGATATCGGCGCTGCTCGTATGTATGATATGATGGCCGAACTGGAGGCCCAAGCGTAATGGCTGTAGCAACTCAATCAGTGACGACGAGACTGCCCGAGTTTCAGGAGCAGTATATTGCAGATCTTCTGACCTCGGCGCAGAACCTGTTCAAGCCCGTGTCGGAAGGCGGCAAGGGTTTAACCATGCCGTTTGTCCAACAACAGCTTGCTGGGCTTTCTGAAGGACAACAACAGGCAATTACTTCTGCACTTGGTGGTGTCGGCGCCTTCCAACCGTTTCTTCAAGAATCGAAAGAAGCTCTGACTTCTGGTCTTGGTCAAGCACAGCAGCTTGCCGCTGGCGCAGGCATGTCTCCGACAGCCTACCAAGAGTATATGGATCCGTTTCTAGAGGATGTTGTTCAACGAGCGCAGGCAGACATTGGTCGCCAAGGTCAGATACAAGAGCAGCAAGCAGCAGCTTCGGCTATTGGTTCTGGTGCATTTGGTGGTAGCAGGCAGGCAGTGCTTCAAGGCGAGATTGGCCGCAACACACTGGAACAGCAGGCACGTACGGGTGAGCGCCTTCGCAGCGCCGGATTCTCGCAAGCCTCCAAGCTGGCGCAGGACGCGGCAGCGCAGCAGCTTCGTCAGGCACAGCTTACCGGCGGACTGTCACAAGGGCTTGCAGGTGGCATCGCGCAGCTTGGCATGCAAGGCCAGCAAATGGGCGCGCAGGATATCAACACACTGCTTGGTATTGGTGGCCTGCAACAGGGCCAAGCGCAACAGGCACTGAATGTAGCACAGCAAAACGCACTGGCACAGCAGCAGCTTCCATTCCAGCAGCTTGGCTTCTTGGGCGACATCTTCCGTGGCGTCCCGGCACTGCAACAACAAACCACCCAGACCTACACACCTCCGCCAAGCATGTTGTCTCAGGGCATCGGCCTACTTGGTGCAGGCTTGTACGGTGGGTTCTTTAATCCAACAAGAGTCGGGACCGGCCAATGATGCGAAGACCTCTTGATCGTCGGATGTTTACTAACCCGCAGCAGCGTCGCGGCATGGCGCGTATGCCACAAGGGATCTTGGCCTCCGGTCCACGGATCATGCAGGCTGCTATGGAACAGGAACCTGTTCGCGCGCGCCGTGGTCGTTCTGTAGTTGTAGGCCAGGATGTTGAAACTCTTTCTCCCTTGACTGCTTTTCTAACTGGATCAGGTGTTTCAGGAAGCTCCCCAGAAGCGACAATTAATCGAGGTAGAGGCCGAACCCCAGGAATAATTGACCCGGCTCCCGGTTCAGGTATCCCAAACCCTAACGTGGATTCTACTCAAGAAGGCGATGTAAATTTTTCAGACAACCCTGTTGTTCAACAAGAAATTATCTCGCCTGCCCCTGTTGGTGGCGCACCATACCCGCAGCCCGGTGCAGTTGATTCTGGGACGGGCGGACTCAAAACACCCCTACCAAAAACAGATGCAGAACCTGAGACTGAAGGAAGCTCCCCCACCACCTTGATTCAGGCGCTTGATCTCTTGCGTAATAGGCGCAGTGGTAATGACAAAAACACAAAAGAATATGTTGAAGAAGCCAACGCCCTGTTGAAAGAGTTTGGAATTGATGCTCCTGACTTGAAAGGTCGTAAAGATCTTCGGATTATGGAATTTTTCTTGAACATGGCCGCAGGTCAGTCTCCCGACTTTCTAACCAATGTCGCGCAGGCTGGTAAAGAAAGCTTCAAGGGCTACGGTGAAGATGTTCGCGAGATTGAAGCAGCGGAGCAGAAGCTGAAACTTGCTGGGCTTGAGATGGGTCTGGCAGAGAAGGCGCGGGCCGAGGCCACAGAACAAGCGATCCTTTTCAAAGAATATGACATCACTGCTGACATTCTTAAAAAGATTACCGAGTTGCCAGACAAGTCGCAGCAGATCAAGGTGCTCATGGAAACTTATGGTGTGCCTCAAGAAGATGCGATCAAGATGGTGTATCCCGGCAAAACTGTTACGCCACAGGGTTATGAAATCCGTCGGGATGATCTTATAGCTCAAGGCCACAGCCCTGCGTTTGCTACCTACATCTCGCTAGGTGGAGCCTCGCTGCTGACTCAGATAGGTGAAGGGGGACTGATTGTAGACAACGTCATTCGTGCGATTGGGGAAGACAACATGACGCAAAAAGACAAGGACTTTTTGCAGCCAGGTCAGGCGCCATATGTTGCTGGCAGCGGATAATCGCTCATGCCGAACCAAGAGATAATATATCGGGGCAGGCGTATCATCTATGATGATACTAAGATGACGGCGGACGAAGCACGTGCCGATTATGACGAACATCTTGCGTCTCAACCGGAACAAAAGCTCGTCGCTCGTGATCGTATCGTCGATCCGTCTGTAGAATCCGAGGGCACCCTGCAAGAGTTTGCCGAAGGTCTGGGGTCTGGTGCCACCAAGGCGGTGCAAGGTGTCGCCGAACTCGGTGGCATCGCCATTGACTCCGTGTTCGACACCAACACAACTCGTGCTATCAGCCAAGCTGGAGACGATGTCCGCGAAGCTCTCGGACTCGACCCTGTCGGCATCGCTGGCACCATCGGTGATGTGACAGGACAGTTCTTGCTACCGGGCGGTGTAGGTGTCGCCGCAGTCTCCAAGATTTCCAAGCTCGGCAAGTTGGAGAAAGCCATCCGTCAGCAAGGCCGGGGCCGTGTTGCTGCCGCTGGGCCAATGCCGGCACGTTTGACGGCAGGACAAACAGCCAAGCTGCGGGCACAACAAGCCGGGGCCGCGCTGCTTG